TGTCATTCGTTTTGGTGGTTGGAATTCTTGCCACAGAAGAAAGTCGGATCTCTTGATCTTCTGCTTGTCTCGCGCCATCATGGATACAACGGCGGCAGTGTTTTGAGCGTGATAGAAGTCTTCGCGCGAACCGTCAAAGGGGCCATTAAGCTGCCAACTCCACATGAGAGTTTTTAGCTCGCTGACCCCTATGGTTTTCATCGCCTGCCGTATCGAGATACCGCGAGTAAAGGCGATGTGTTGAATTATCCTGAACTCAATCGACGTTATTTTTTTTTAACGTCCTCATCATCATCTTCTGCATCGATCCCGACGGGCTGTGAAAGCTCATCAATGGCAACCATGACATCCTCGATAATTCCCTTTTGCAGTAACCTCACCTTATCAACTTGATCCTCAGTGAACATTGGGGCGCCGCTTTCGAGGAATGTGCACTGCTGGATTGTGAGTGCCAATATCGAATCCTCCGGCATCCCGGCCAGCGCGGCGCGCTTTAACTTCATGGCGCAACCAGCTGAGGGTTCGCGAATAATTACCGGCACACCGCCAATCTCAATTCGCTTCTCAAGTAGAGAGTTCTGCTGAAAAAACAGCTCCGCGTCGAAAGTCGTCTGAGTCATAACAATAAACCTCCGCAGGTTTGTGAATTAGACGCCGTCAGTAAACGTGGGCGCTCCGGTTAGCTGAATGGTCAGTGAGCCGCGAACGGCGCGCCCAACAGCAGACTCGCGCGGCATGGACACGATGTACCCCGTGAGATCCTCCTGGGAAGTGTCTGAGTAAACTATCTGGAAGTTCCGCAGGGTGCGGGCCGTCCAGTCCGCCCGTAGCGCCTTAATGCCGGTCGCGTCAGAGTCGTAAATTACATCAACTGTCACGGTGCCAGGATCGATATTCGTCGCCAGTCGCTCAACCCAGATATCGCTAAGGTCGGTGATGTCGTCGAAGTTGGTGGAGCCGCCGTCATGGGATACCCCGGTCACCTCACCTAGAGCAGTGAAGACTTCGGGGCCGCCGCCGTCGCCGTAGTTGAACACGGTGCCGATAGAAGTTACAGCCATTTCAATATTCCTCGTTCGTTAAGATGTCAATGCTATACCGATAAAGTGCAAGATCCCGATCATACTCCTCCAGCTGCCAATCCTCCAGCACCCAGGGGGATGAGGCAATCAGCGCCCTTACCTCGGTGAATACGGCAGGCCATTGTGACGTTGAAACGTAAACGTCCAGCTGTATCAGGACTTCTGCCAGATTGCTGCCAGCGGTGTCGGTCATGCTTGCCAACGGATCAGCCGTGATCGTTTGCCACGTTGCGTATGGCTCGTTGGCTGTTGCCGGAACGTCGCCGGCCAGGTAGATGCCGCCAGTGAGCGTTGCCAGGGTGGCTAGTCGTGAGTATATGGTTTCTTCAATCATGGCTTAAGGTCGCGCATCCTTGCGCTAGGCGGAGGTTAATCGTTACGGGCTCACGATCTCATCAACGGAGGCGAGATCATAGTCGGAGGCTGGGCCGTCATTCGGCACAAACCCGAGCAGCGCCGCACAGGTATCGCTAGAAGCGACTGCGGTAGTCATTTCAACTGCGAGATACCGGAACCCATTCTCGTGATCGATGGCAGAGCTGTCAGCAGCGATATTGAGCCAAGCCTGCTTATCGGCGTCGGTGCCTGCCTGGGTCAGCTGCGTGATAGCGTAGCCAGTGACGTCCTTTTTACCAGTACCGGAAGCGTCGGTAGCCTGGACCAGCTTAGCATCAAGAGTGCCGGACGCGCCCAGCTCGCCAGCGAAAATCAAGGCGGCAAACAGCTTGAATTTCGACAGGTCCGCATAATCACTGACGGAGGCTCCAGCGGCGTGTACATCGGGATCAATCACGCCAACGAGGGCTGCTTGCTCCGAGGGAAGTGCATTCAGAAACATAGTCTTTTTCTCCAGTAACCTCCCCGGCTAAGGGGAGGGTTTCTTTAACTCAGGATTGCTGGATGCCAGATTAAACAGTGGACAGCGTCACAATCGAGCTAGTGGTGTGCGTACCGGTGCGTCGGGCGATAGGAGCGCGAAGCCAGGACTGACCACCAACACGAACGCGGAACTTGAAGGCAACTTCATCATAGTCAAAGTACAGGCTCATGTCCATAAAGGACTGGACGCCGCTGTTCTTGGACACGGTCAGGTATGCGCTCGGGGCACACAAGAAAATGTCACCCTCAGTGCCAAGCTCCTCGGTGGACTCGGAGTAGCGAATGGGTAGGCCCAGCAAGGTCTGCATCACCTCCCCCTCGTAACCACGGCTACCGATAATCGGCGAGCTGTCACCTGGGAATTCCATGTTCAAGAATTTGGTTTCCGTGGTGGGGTGCGCAATCCAGAAGGCGCGGTTACGGTAGCGCGGGGCCAGGCGAGACAGCATCGCTGTTGCGTCGGCATAGGTGAAAGCGCTAGCACCGGAACGGGTCACGGTGATCTTGGCCGGGCTATACTGCATACCCTCAGGCTGATTCACGCCATTACCCAGAAGGGCGACGTTATCAAGACCCTCAGCAATGACTTCCGAGGCGTGTCCATCGATAATGGAATTCAGCGAACCGGCATCCTCAAGCTGCTCCTCACTAACCGGCATGAACACACTAGCCTTATGCAGGTCAACGTGGCTGTTGGCAAGCTGTATTTTCTGCTGAGTATGTTGGCTGCCCTCGGCGCCCCACTTCATGGTTACGCCACTGGGATTCCAAGGCTCGTACTTGTTGTACGTGAAGATGTAGCTGTTGCTGCGGGTGCGCTGCTTGTCTGTTGCATTCCAGATAAAGCTTTCACTCACAGCCTTTTCCACTAGGCCGCCGCGAAAATCAGGCGGGATCATAAAGCCACCATCGACGCCAACACCTTCGCGCATATAAGTTGTGGCGCTAGCTCCAACAATCAGGCGCGGATCAACCGGCGCGCCTTTGCGGCTGGAGGCGGCCACGACCTGGGCGTAATGACCGACATCAACGAAGCCACCCTTGTTGGGGTTGCTTGGATCAATGATGCGGGCGCCATCCGGCACCTGAATAGCACCACCATTAGCGACAGGATTAACTAGGCGATTGGACTCAGCCTGGGCCTGGGGCTCGCCAACCAGCTTCGCGGTCTGGTTTTCCAGGCGCTCGCGGGCCGCAATGCGGTTCTCTACATTCTCAAAGTCACCCATCACGGTGCTCATCTCGCCAAGCTCGGCGTCGGTCAGGTCGCGACTCTCAGCGTCCGCAACTGCCTGAATCGCCTGGGCGCGCTCATTCAACTTGCCCATCTTTGCGCGCAGCGCTTCAAGGGCCTTCTGATTTTCAGTCAACATTTTGATTCCTCAAAGTTGGGTTGTACGTTTATTTACGCGCCGCGATAAATCGCCGCTGATTAAACTTTTTAAGGTCGGCCAGTATTTTAGACCTTTCATCTGAACTTAACCCAGAAGCGGCCATTTTATTCCCCGTCGGCGTAACATTTTTAAATGACTCGGGTACTCCGTCACTTCTGAGGCATGCCGCAGCCTTAAACGACTGCTCAATCATGCCCGTGGCAAGCCCGGCCTCGATGATCTCCTGGCCGTTGAATTCCTTTTCCTCATCCATGAAGGCCTGGATCTCGGCGCGAGAGAAGTTCATTCTATCCTCGTAGATGTTCAGCATTTGGTCCTGACGTGCCTGTAGCTTCGCCTTCACTGAATCGCACTCGTTGGCGTTAACGCTCACAATGGCCCATGGGTTATGGATCATAACCATAGACTCGGGGGTCACGTTCACTTCGTCCCCAGCAAGCATGATAATGCTGGCGATTGACATCGCAACGCCATCAACATTCACGATAATGCGCGCGCCACTATTCTTGAGAAGATTGTAAATTCCCAGGCCCTCGGCAACGCTCCCGCCATCAGAGTGCATGTCAATTTCGATTTCGGTCGGATTGTGCTCCTCTATCATGTTCTTGATCTGGGTGATGCCGACACCACCAAAGTACTCGCCGATAGGGCCGTACACCAACAGCTTGGTACTCTCACCCTGCGCACGAACCTCAAATGCACCCTTAGATTTCTTGAACTTATACACGTTGAAACTCCTCTAGAAGCTTGCAGGCTCCGCCCGTCGGGATTTGCCTGGTTTCAATAACGGTTTTGCCTAATTCTAGGCAGTATTTCTGCACGATAGAATCATCGTACGCTACGCCCCTGGCTTCACAAACGACCCGGACCTTGCGCGCAACATATTCATGATGCTTGTCAATGAATCTGGCCACCCTATCCACGATATCCTCCTTATCAAGCATCTTCGCCATGGACCCGACCTGCCTCCCCTCAATGTCAGCGGCGGCCGACTTGGTGAGCGCTGCCTGTGCATCGGTATTTGGCTCATCACCCAGCTTGGCCATAGAGCTTTGAATGTATCGATCGTCCGCATTCTCTATGGTCATTAGGCTGGGATCGTATGTGTGGCGAACCTCGCCAACGGTGATGGCACCCATATGGAACGCTTCCCTGGCGTTATCCATTCTCGTTTTTGAGTCTGCGCGAATCAGGGAGTCCAGATTGATCCTAAGGTCAGCGGCGCCTCCGAGTAGCTTGTACTTCACCTCCTCGGCCACCTTGGCCGCGAGCGGCACAAACGATGCAGCATAATCACTGTTGACGTGCTCCATATTGTCAAAGGTCATACTGGCCTCGCTGAAAATCTTGTGGGGAGGCACGCGCAGTAGTCTGCACACGTCCCGGACGGTTGTGCTCTTGCTCTCAATCAGCTTTGCGGTGGCGGGGTCCTGGGTGATGTTCTTCAGCTCTACGCCGCCATGCACCACCGGGATTTTCGTTTGCCTGGTGTTGCTCGCGTAAGTGCTATTCAGCGACTCCTCAATCTGCACACGAATATCTTCGTCCAGCACATCCGGTATGCTCCAGTAGTGATGGGCTTGCATCCCTGAGGAAAAGTATGCATTCTCAGCCTGCTGTTGCGCTAGCCCGGCAGAGATAACGCTTGCGCCATACTGGATTGCGCTCAACCCTATATATCCGTTCTCGGATGGCCCCTTGATGTGGAATACTCGATCCTGCGGCAGCCAAACCTGATCTTGCCCAGGCTGCCTAACCCTGTAGATCGGGCGGAACTGTCTAGGCTCAATAAAGACTGTCACATGATCCGGGTCCAGCGGCCATATCGCCAGTGGCGCATTGGTTACGCGGGCGCGCTCTATCTCACCAATAAAGTTCCCGGCACCGTCAACATGCCTGGAGATCATCTCGCGCAGCGTAAACCCACCAAGCACCCAGTTAGGCCGCTCCATGAGCTTTGCGAGCGGGTGGTCGTCGATGCGCTTGCTCAGATCATTGCCAGGCTCAATGATAGTCCAGTCCATTGCGCCAAAGTCCTCGCCGCGCATTCTAATGCAGGCCCAAACGGCCGCAAGCTTCAGCGCCCGGTCGGTGCTAAGCAGTGAGTCGGCCGTAAACGTCACCGTTGGCATGTGCAATCCCTGGGAAAAATTGGCGTCAAGCTTTGTTCTCCGCTTGGCCGTAACTTCTGTTTTAGACATTCGGATAAATCCTCATCTTAATATTGACCCTATGACGGGTATCTTGCTTTGGCGCGCGTCGCCAAGCGCTGCAGCTAACGCCATGATTAAAACCACGGCGCCATCTATCTTAGAATTCTTGCTTGTCTTGCGCGGAAAGATATTCTCATTTCGATCCGGCTCGACGACCACGTTGCCCAATTGCCACCGCAGGATAGGGTTGCCGCATTGAATAATTCTCTCGCTCGCAACGGCATCCTCAACCTTCCGCATCATTGGTGAAAGCGTCATGGTCGTCTGAGGGACGACAAGCGTTTCAACCCCGGCCTGATCCAGCTTGAGCGCAATCTGTGATCCGTAAATGCGGTCATATGCCACCTGCTTGATCTTGAAATCCTTTTTAAAGCCTAGCAAATACTGTAAAATCACGTCCTGATCTATCACGGGGTGGTCAATCGTCGTCAGTACGCCCTCCGCCTTCCACGTTGCGTATTTCCTACGATGAGGGTTTTTCTTGTCGGTAACCTTCCAGGCCGGGCAGAATGACATCGCATCCACGAAGATCTTACCTCCCACGGGTATGGCTATGCCTACGCAGGTTAAGTCCTGCGTGACGCTCATATCGTAAGAGAGGTAGACATCGCGTTTCATGTTGCCAATGACTCCAGTGTGACTGACTTATCCAGGCATAGATCCCATTTCTTCATGTTCATCCAGCTGCGCTCGCCGTTCACCCATACGTTCATGTGCTTGGTTAGAAACTCTGTCATCATGTCTGCATCCTCCTGCGCGGCCTTGTATGCTGATCGTATCACCCGAGGATACAGACCCTTACCGTAAGCCGGATTCGGCTTCGGCCACACGCTCTGGTCATGCGGGTCATCCCCATCATCCAGGGTGTAGATCATACACCATTGTTCGTCGTGCTCCATCTGGCCGCGAAGAATCTTGGCACAGTTTTTCTGTAGCGTGTAGCATGGCGATTCCAGATTGAAGCCAGCTGTCGTTGTTACCAGAACGTATGACTGCAAGCGCGACCCCGTTCCGGTAAGCAGAACACCGTACAGCCCCGACGTTGGGTGCTCGTGGTATTCATCCACTAGGCCGAAGTAAACGTTTGCACCGTCCTGCGTCTTAGGGTCCGCCGTCATCGGCTTAAAAAACCCGTTGTTCATCCCGCATGTGATGGATGACAGGAACTTGTCGCTCTTTGGCAGCGTGATCTTGAACCGCTGCATATCCTTGTCGCCGAGCTTCCTCCACATATCACGCGAAATGCCCCACGATATTGCAGCCTGATCCTTGGTTGTGGCTGCGCTGTAGATTTCAGGCCCAGGCTCGCCATCCACGATCATAAAGGACGTGCCCAGGCAGGCCCCCATGGTCGTTTTCGCGTTCTTGCGGGCAACCGACAGGTACCCTCGATCGTGTAGCTGCGCGCCAGTCTCCGGGGATACGGGCGCAAGCATGTCGGACAGGAGAAACACCTGCCAGTCATCGTACACGAGCGTAGGAGGGTTCCATGTGCCCTTGATGTGCGGCATCAGCTCGGCGAAATTGATGTGCTTTCTCGGGCGCTCCCAGTTAATGTCGTATTTCTGGAACTTTCGGATGTGCCTCTCGATCGCAAGCTTCTCAAGCTCTCCGGCAACCCTGCTGCCGCTCACAACATCTTCTACGTACCTATCGCAGGCAGCCCGGATATCATCAACTGAGCGCATTTCGGCACACCAAGATCATGCTATGCCATCCCACTTGTCCGACTCACTGTCGACATCCTTCGACGGTATCTTTGCCGCGTTCTTTCTGGTGGTTGGCTGCAATCCAAGTTGGCCCTGCATTCGACTCTTGATTGAGACTAGGTCTTTCCACACCTTGAACTCTGGGCTTTCCTTCTCACCTCCGCGCTGACTTTGCTCAGTTAGCCCGGCATGACCCTGCGGACCAAACAGGCCGCGAAACACGCTTTCTTCCATGGCCGATACCTTCGCGTAATCCATTACTGGCTCGTGCGTCATCTCATCATACAGACCTTGCTTGTCTAAAACGCGCCGAATCTCGCGATAGATCTCATCTATAGACCTGGGCTGTAAATCATTAACCATTGCTGTCTCCACCTTTACAAGTCTAAACCGATATCTTACCCCTTAATTCCATCGGATCTCACGGAAACCAAGACCGCTGGCCCCTGGCGAGTTTTTACGGTATCGCTGACATAATACACAATGCCACGCTGACCGGAGAGGATGATCGCCTGCCCGACAATGGGCGCGCTCTCAGTTGGGCTATCGGAGTAATATCGCTTGTTGCCAAAAAAGTAGATGTGGGTCATGAGTCAGCCTCCAATGAAAAAGCCCTCTCGGATGGCAGTCGTCGAGGGCTGGGCTTGCTGCAATCTATTTCGAGTGACTAGCTGTTCAACCAAGGTGCCGGGGTTTCCTCGACGCTCAGCACTTCGATCTGTTCAGAGCCATTCTCGGCGATGATCTTTTCGAACTTCTCCAGCATCTCGGCTTGGTGGGCTTCTATGATCTGGTTGCTGTAGTCGGTCATTGTCTTAACTCCGGTTTGTTTCGCTGTTACTATATATAACGGCCGGCTCCTAAAAACCTGATCCGCATGAGCGCGAACCGGGTCACACTATTGGATGTCTCTTAGTATCCCCTTTCAAGTCTGGCCGCGAAGACGCTGGATTGCGCATACTGCATTACAACATCTCGCGACTCCGATGCCCGCCACAGCCTATCCATGACTTCCAGGTACCACCTTCTACCCATCTTGAAGACGCGCATTTGCAAGCCAGCCTGGGCCACGGAAAGGCCGCCGTATACAGGATAATTTCTCATTCGCCTATTACCTCTACAATTTCAAGTTTCACGATCGCCGTCTTGCCATACCGCCCGGCCAGCTCGCGCGCGCGATCCCTTGCAAGCCGCAGGAATGGTTCCGGCCGGCCCTCCATCACTATCGCACCGTTCGATAGCCATTTCGATGTTGAATCGCGCTCACACATAACTGCGTAAAGTTCCGGTATTTCGCTCATAATTACTTCTTCCTCAGCTTAATGACCCAGCTCTCGGGCTCCTCCAGGAGCTGGTATCTTGATTCAATTGACAGCTCGAACACGCAGGTCAGTCTCAACATGTCTGCCTTGTCGGCCCTGTACCAGGGGTGCTGTTCAATCATGGCGCGTATGTCGTCAATCAACATGTGTAATCTCCGCGTTAACCTGTCTCTCAATTACTGTATCGGCCATTATACCGGAAAGCTTAGCCCATGTCAACCATTCCGTGAACTCCATCACCGTTTTGCGGAACATATCACG